GAAAGCGTAGGCACAAGGAAGGATAAGACTTTAAAACTTACCTTTGGCACTAACGAGCTCACACCAGCACAAGCTGCTGAACTGTTCGGGACTGCCAATCAGTTTGGCTATCTTGCATTTAAAGATGAGAGCTTTAGAAGAGAAGAGCTGGATGCAGTAGAGTCGCTTAAATCAGAGTTAGAAGATACACTTAAGAAGCCATCACAGAGATTAAGGAACACAATGTTTAGAGTTTATGAGGTTGATAGTGAAGGTTTTACTACATTTGCTAAATACTATGACAGTAAGATGGAGCAGTTAATAACACACTTTAAGAATAAGTTAGCATGAGTGCCAAACTCGGAAGTAAAATAGAGCCAAACTCGGAAGGAGAGAACTTACAAACTCTTACCATTAAAAAAGCTGCTATGTATGAGGCACTTACGAATAACTTAGGTAACGTAACTAAATCAGCTGAGCAGATTGGAATACATAGGCAGACGCATTACGATTGGATTAATGATGATCCTGAATATGCAGCAGCTGTAGCATCACTTAAGAATGTAGCACTAGACTTCGCAGAGGAGCAGTTACGCAAGCTCATGGAAGGAGCAGAACGCCAGGCGTTAACTCACGATGGGGAGATAGTAACTATTAAAGATGCACCTAACACAAGTGCTATTATTTTCTACCTAAAGACACAAGGTAAGCAGCGAGGGTACATAGAGAGGCAAGAGCTGAGCACAGAGATTAAGAGCATTAACATAACCATAGACGGAACTAATATTTAATATGAGCGAGAAGATAATAAGCACTAAGTATTCAGATCAGACACTGGGTACATACGTAGACTTTGTAGCAGCAGGCACAGATAGTGTATCTCAGATATCAGCTATCACAGGATTGAAGCGCGATGACATCAGAAAGATAGACATGCCTACTATTGATAAGATAGTGAATGCTTATGCTGAGGGGTTGCGTAATGATGAAAAGATATTCGCTAAGTTCATAGAGATAGATGGGGTGAAGTTTGGCTTTCATCCTGATCTAAAGAGCATGACCTTTGGCGAGTGGCTAGACCTATCCGAGTTTAGCAAGAACTTTCCCCATCAGATGCCCGAGCTCATGTGCATTTTGTACAGGCCTGTTACAGCTGAGATAAACCTTCAGTATAAGATAGAGGATTATGATAGCAGCCTACACATGAAGTATGTACCTCAGATGCGGAAGATGAATCTAGCCAATGTGAATGCTGCGCTGCTTTTTTTTTCGACACTCAGAAACGATTTAGTGAACAGTACACCCGAATATTTAGAAGCGGAGCTGGAGAAGCTGAGGAATCAGATCAGTCAACTAGCCGAAGAGGTGAAACACTAGCAAGCGTCTATCAGTGGTGGCATGTGATAGAGGAGATGTGTGAGAGAGATGTAACTAAATTCGATGCTATTACCAACACAAGAGCCACAACTATATTCACCCATCTAACCTACGCGATGGATTACGCTAATGCAGCACAACAAAAGCTGTCTTAATTTACACTATAAGATATGAGCACAATTAACTACACATACAACGTAATAGTAGATAGGTTTAGACAATTCGCAGATGGGCACTTTCAGCTGAGAAGGTTTACGCATGGCGAGATAAGCCAAGCCGATTTAGAGAAGGAAGCAGAATGGCCATGGATGCACGTTAAGCCAAGAGCCATTAACTATTCGCCAGGTACGCGAGCTTTCAGCTTTGAGATATTTATATCTGATCTGCCAAGAGATAAGGAAGATAAGACGGGCTACCAAGCGGAGAGTATTACCGACTGCTCATTAATCTTTCAAGATTTAATTAACGAGATTCACTTAGGGCAGATGTTTGGGGATGATGTAGTGCTTACTCGCCCTGTTAACTCAGAGCCATTTGTTGAGCAGTACACTCACACGCTAACGGGAGTTACGGGAATAATAGAGCTGAGCTTAGATTACGATTGGAGCGCATGCTCTATTCCTGCAAGTTGGAACTATAATACACCAACTAACTCCCCTAACGATGGATTCGGAGCGCTTCAGTTTATTGAGAGCTTGCATCAAGATGGTGTATTTGTTAGCTTAGATAATGACCAAGAAGCACCGGGCAATAGTTACTACTATGGTACTAACGCATCAGGAGTAAAAGGATGGTATGCAATAGTGGATAACATCGGGCTTACTTGTGAGACTTTACCTGACTGTGCTGTTATCATTTCTATAGAAGATGATATTGCAGCTCTGCAAACTGATGTAGCTTTAAAAGCTAATACAGCTGATTTAGGAGCTACAGCTTTTAGTAATGATTATAATGATTTAGATAACTTACCTACTATTCCTGACGTGAGCGGGTTTGTTCCATACACAGGAGCGACGCAAGACGTTGACTTGGGAACACACAACTTAACTGCGGATCATATCGGTTTAAACGTTAGCCCTTCGGGTGCAGGCTTTGTTGTTGGTGCAACGCAATGGAACAACACAATAGGAAGTTCTGAAACGTTGCTTAAAGGTGGTATTGTTTCTCTTAAGAACGGAGTAGATTTAGTAGCTCGCGTAGTCAACAAAGTAACTCCAAACACTACACTAACGAAGGCAGCATATCAAGCGGTAAGAGTTAGCGGGGCGCAAGGGCAAAGGTTAGCGGTGGCATTTGCACAAGCAAACAACGATAACAACTCAGCAGATACAATAGGGTTAGTTTGCGAAACAATAGCAACGAATCAGGAAGGCTTCATTCAAACGGTAGGTCAACTTGAGGACATCAATACAACGGGTTCATTGCAAGGTGAAACGTGGGCAGATGGAGATGTACTTTACCTTTCACCAACAACAGCGGGCGCGCTAACTAACATTAAGCCAACAGGAGCGACAGGACACATTGTTATTATAGGTTACGTTGAATACGCACACGCGAACAATGGAAAGATTTATGTGAAGATAATGAACGGTTGGGAGTTGGATGAACTGCACAACGTGTACATAACTTCACCTGCGAATAATCAAGGGTTGTTTTATGACTCATCAGACCAACTGTGGAAAAATGAAACCATTGCAAGCGCATTGGGTTACACTCCTTTTAACCTTCCTTCGCTTACAAGCGGAAGCGTTCTATTCAGCAACGGAACAACGATAGCACAAGACAACGCTAACTTGTTTTGGGACGACACGAACAATAGGTTGGGGATTGGTACGGCTTCGCCTGCGGTGAAATTTACTGTTCAGCAATCTAATCAAGCCTACGCTCAAATTAACAATACAGATTTTGATATTGCTTTAGGTATAGCAGCTAACACCGCTTTAATTGGCGGTATGGATTTTAAGAATTTTAACAGCGCAGGTCAAGTGAGATTATTAGCGCGTAATAATTCAGATGATTACGTTGCAATAAATACCTACGGATCAACGGCAACAGGTACTCTTTTTGGAATAAACAGAACTAACATACACGCTGTTTTTGGACAAGGGGCGTTTGAGCCAAGTAAAAAACTTGTAGTAGGTACATTTAACGCGGGTGATTTAATCTTAGGTACAAACAACGTTGAAAGAATGCGTGTTTTTGCAGGTGGTAATGTAGCCATCGGTACAACTACTGACGCTGGCTTTAAGTTAGATGTGAATGGAACGGCGAGGGTGCAGGGTAACGCTCAATTCGGAACGGGCTTTTATTGGGACAATACGAATGGAAGGTTGGGAATTGGTACGGCTTCGCCTGCTTCACGATTACACGTTGGAACATCTGTTGGAACATTAGCAACTGGATTAACATTTGGTAGCGGAGTAAGTGGTATTTATTTGCTTGATAATACCACAATGAATATCAGTATAAATAGCGCAAATAGATTTTGGTTTAGGTCAACTGATTTCTATCCTGACGTTAATATCGGAATTGATTTAGGTCTTACCTCAAGACGTTGGAAAACATTAAACACGCAGCAAATAACTGACAACGGGACGAACGTCCTTATAGGCACAACAACAGACGCAGGGTACAAGTTAGATGTGAATGGAACGGCGAGGGTTGTCACATCAATTACAACGGCTCAATTTAGATTGTCAGCATTAAACACCGCACCCGCTTCTGCTACTGCAACGGGAACACTTGGCGAAATTAGAATAGACGCTTCTTATATCTACGTTTGCACAGCAACTAACACTTGGAAAAGAAGCGCAATAACAACTTGGTAAAATAAACAACAATGGCTAAAATTCAACCAATCACTTTTCCTCTAAACGCAGGAACAGCAACAGAGATGAGCGTACTCATTCTCAACTTTGAAACAAGTGCAACTACTTGCACTACCTACTACGAATTAAAGACGGAAGAAGGCGCTGTTCTAACGAATGGCAACTACACTTTAACCGAGCAAGAATTCGAAGCGTGGGGAACAGATAACGAGTGGGTAGCTGAATGCGTAGCTAACGCGATAGGAGTAACAATTTTATCTTTCTAATATGCAACTAACAGAGGAACATTTGAAGCAACTTGACGCTTTCATTCAAGAGATGCCAGTCAAATTTGGCTTGCCATTGATTCAGTTTTTTAACAAGATAAAAGAGGAAAGCGACACCGCGAAGAACGGCCTTCCAGAATAACAAATGGCTAACGAACAGAGCGAACCACTATGAGCATCTTAGCTGAGCTATTCGAACAGGGAGCACTGTATGATGTGCTTTTAGATTTCGGGGAATCCGTTACAGAAAGCGCACGCTCAAATATCCGCATCCAGCAAACGAGATACGGCAAGAAAAGAAAGGCTAACACTACAGGCACGCTAGCAGCTTCGCTCTACTATGACTTAGATGTTAGTGGCACTACTCCATCTATCTCATTTAACTCATCAGCTGATTACGCTAAGTGGGTAGAGTATGGTAGGCAGGGTAAGGAGAGTAATTACAAAGGAATAGATACACGCTTTGCAGCAGGCGCAGCTAAGCCACCGGTAGAAGCTATCCTTAATTGGATGAATCTAAAGAAGATTAAGCTACGTGCTATGGGTGAGACGGGCAAGATGACTAAGTTCGCTAAATCAGCAACTAACAAAGATGCAGATCAGAGATTAAGAGTAGCTAACGCAATGGCTAAGAGTATTGAAAAGAAAGGTATTGCTCCCCTATATTATTGGAGAGATGCCTATTTAGAAACGCTACCTGATTACGGGCCTCAGCTTAACGCTGCAATGAGCGAAGCTGTGAACATCTATATCTTAAATCAAACAAGAAAACTAACTAACATAAAACCAGGTTAAATCATGGCAATAACAATAGAACAACAGCCTTACACATACACTGCGCTAAAGCAGAAACTAATAGTAGTGGCTACTTCATCTAACATAGGGCAGCCTGGCTTTCGCTATGTAATAGAGGTAACTGTTAATGGAGGTGCAATGAATACCTTTTACGTGCAGCCTAACTTAAACGGTGCGTTAGTGTTTGACCTTTATCCTGTGGTCTATTCTAAGATGGATTTAGGAGTTAACAGCACTGATGCTGTGCCTTCTCTATTCGCATCCACAACGGTGCAAGATGATTACACAGCTCGCAATATCATGACTGTAGCTACTAACATTTATGAAGGCTATGAGGTGCTTGGTGTATTTGAAAAGCAGGCTACAGCTTACCCATTGACAGGAGCAGCTTCATTAATCAATGCAGCTTTTCAGATTAGTGATGGCTTTAATCCTGATCCTGCTACTTACTTTGCATTAGACTCAGCCACAAGCTACATCATGAGTGATTTAGTTAGAAGCACCTATGCAATGGATGACATGTTAGCTCAGTATAGTTTAGGCGCTAACACAATAGGGATAACAGGGTTTGAAGATGACTATGGGGTGCTTACTATTCCTGCTGATGATGGAGCAGCTTTAATAGGTAACGCAATAGATGACGTGCAGATACTGCAATTTAACGAAGCAGGATCATTACTTCAAACAGATACACTGAACTGCGTAATAGCTGAGGGTTACATTAATCACTTACCACTATTACCGTCTAACATAGATGATATTTTTGGTTTGCAAGCTACATGGCATCACTACCTAATTAACTTTAGAAAGTCAGGAGGCTCAGCAGCTGCACGATCAATAGCTGTATTCAAAGCAGCAGATGAATGCAGATTTGAGAAGATAAGACTCGGCTGGACTAATAGCAGAGGTGGATGGGACTATTTCAATTTTACTAAACGTAGTGAGGAAAGTTACTCAGTGGAGCGCAAGCGCTACAGAAAAGTAGTAGGTAATTACGGTACTGCTGATTACCATAGCCCGGGCTTTACTTTTAACACATACGATAGAGGCTTAACTGAGCGCAGCCCATTTGTAGAGAAGATGCTACGGATCAGAACTGACTTCTTAACTGAGGGACAATTTG